CAGAAATTCTTCTGTACCAAATCCATCGAGAGAAGAATCAAAAACTTCATCCATGATGAGAAGATTTGTATTTACTGAATTCTTAGCTCTAGCAATTTCTCTCCACGTAAACAAAAGTGCTAGATCAATTCTCATCTTTTCTCCTTCACTGAATGATGAATAGGAAAACTTATCATGAACTGGTGATTGAATAGTTTCCGTAAACTCTTCATCAAGTTTAAAGTTGATGTAGAAGTCCATCATTCTCAAATAGCGGTTTACTTGCTGGTTAATGAGAGGCAAATACTTTTTAATGATTTGCCTCTTTACACCTCCGTCTTTGAGTAATGAAAATGCGAAGTCGTAATAACTTAATGATTCCTTGTGCTCACTAAGATCATCATAAAGTTTATCTAGATCCTTCTGGAATGATAGTAGTTTCTCATGTTCAGAATTTCGGTTCTCGAGCTGACTGGTAACAGTTTGAATCTCAGATTCGAGTTGTCGTATCTGTCTGTGAATCCCAGATATTGTAGAATTGTTTGTAGAAATCTCATGGTTGAGGTTTACAATCTCCTTGCTGATTTTTTTAAATTGCTGCTCTCGTTTTTCTTCCTCTTTAATTGCCGCTTCCAGTTCGTTATAACCAGATTGCAACTCTTTAGCTTTAGATTGAGCAGCTTCAACTCTATTTAACCGAAACTCTTCTTCTATGTCTTGGTCGCATGTGGGGCAAACCGTATGATCATTAAAAAACTTGTGCTCTTTTGTAATGGTTGAAACTTTCTGAGAGATTTTACCTTTCAAATTGCCAAGTTTTCGTAACTTATCTGAAGCACCAGAGTAATTTTCTAGTTCGGTTTGTAAAGAATTTACTTTGATTTGCACATCATCATTTTCACTTCTAGTATCATTCTCTTCAATCAAAAGTTTTTGAATAACATCTTCCTTTAGTTTGATATTTTCCTTTCCACGGTTCTCCAACTCATCGATAAAGTTTTTTTGCATCTTGATCTTCTCAAGATAAGATTCTTTTTTAACATCCAGAATCTTGGTCTTTTCACGGAATACTTTAATCTTTTCCTTAATGAGTCCATTCATTGCCGAAAAGATCTTGATATCCAAAAGATCTTCAATTACTTCTCTACGATGACTACTTGAAAGTTGCATGAATGGGACGAAAGTAGAACTTCCCAGAATTACAACTTGAGTAAAAGATTTGTGATTTAGTTTGAGGATATTATCTTCAAGAATTCTCTGGTTTGATCTATCGTCAGCTTCCTTATGCAGGACTGTTCCGTTGACTTCAATATCAAACACATTTGGTTTCATCCCTCTACGAATGAAATACTTTTTATTACCAACCTTAAAATTTACTTCAACAAGACAGTTCTTCTCATTAACTGTATTGACAAGTTGTGGTTTATTGATTTTACGAAAAGGTTTATTGAACAATGCAAAAGTCAATGCATCTAGCAATGTAGACTTGCCAGATCCATTTGATCCAATAATGATAGTATTACTAGACTGAGTGAAATCAATTTCAGTCCACTGATCACCAGTTGAAAGAAAATTCTTCCAACGAATATTCTCAAATAAAATCATACTACTTCAATGGTGGAACAACTAAATCATCCTTTGTGATGACCACATAATTTACTCCCTTCACTATACAAGTTTTGATTGCAAGATCTGGATCGACTTCTACTGGTTCAACTGAGCCTTCATTATTCTCAGTTTCTAACATCATAGCATATCTTTCGGCATCTGACTCTTCTTCAAAGAAAAATAAAACCTTTTCCCTTTTTTTGTTATAAACAGCATAAGCACCCTCTTGCTTTTCTGTTTTTTGAACAAGCATGAACATTACTCAACCTCGCAAGCTGAAGTATAGACTTTCTCTAGAATTGATTTTACCTTTGATGTATTCAAACTACATTCAGATTCATCTACGTATCTATTCAAAATAGAAAGTGTATTTTCAGACTCGTCAGAAGAGAAATCTTCGCTCTGATAGAAACCATTGAAATCAAAATTCTCAACAATTTTTAAATCGTTGACACCAGAAGCATAAAGTTTATCAATAAACCTTTCAAACTTATTCAGATTACTTTTCTTATTTACTATAACCTTGACAATTTTATTTTTATATGGTTCAGCATTGAAGGTTTGATATGGAGTATCTTCATATGAAATCACATAAAACAATCTATGTGGATTATTGACAGGAGTGTGTTCTAAAGTCTCTGTATCAAAAATATGAAAACCTCTAGTCTCTTCTACATCATGCCAATAGATTTCATATGGGTTCCCAAGATAGTAGACATTATCTTGAAAGTTTCTGTGATGATAATGACCAGAAAAAACTTTCTCAAACTTTGAATAGTTTGCTTTATCTTCACCATGCTCACAAATATATGTTTTGTTTGCATAGAATCCTCTCATCTCAAGATGACCAAAGGCAACTTTTGCTTTAGTTCTTTTCATGATTGCCATCGTGTCTTCACGATTTTCATCATTGATCCATGGGATGAAGAAAGTTTTCAGACCTCCAATCTCAACTTCGGTAGGACTTCCATAAACAACAACGTTATCATACTCTCGTAGTAATAAGTCAACAGAGTTAATCTCGTTAGTGTCTTTGTAATAAGCTGTGTGATTTCCGACAATTGTATGCACAGTGATGCCCATAGACTGAAGGCGATCATAGTAAACCTCTTTAGCCCAATTGAGAGACCAGAAGTCAATGCCTTTACGAGTGTCGAAAGTATCACCCATATCGATAACAGTGTCGATTCCTTCCTTTTCAAGGGTTGGGAAGAAGACTGTTTCGTAGAACTTTTTGAAGTAGTCATGTAGATTTTGATTTCCTTTTCTAGCACCAAAATGTTGATCTGTAATGATCGCAACCTTCACAACTTCCCTCCTACTACACCATTGTTAACGACACGTACAGATCCTTCTGGCCAACCCTCCTGTTCACACTTTAAATGCCAACGACTCATATCAGTAACAATCTTTTCGGTCATTCCAAACAAGAAATCTTTTCCTGTATCCTTACGAACACTCTTCCACATGAAACGTGTCTCTTCTACGCGAAAGGCATCATCAATCCATTCGTAATTCTCTTCTTCGCAGCGTTGTGCTTCATCCAGGATTTGTTCTTGAGTCATCGGTTCATCTTAGTCTGAATGTTTTCCTTGATCGTATTATAGTCTGAACTGGTACGAGAAAGCAAGCTGTCGTCAACTGCCATGACCTCAGCAAATCCAGACTTTTCAATGATGCGATTCTTAATCTCTAGTTGCTTTTTCTCTTTACCAATTCTTCTTAGAAAAGCAAAGTAAATAATCTGGGTAAAGTATGCAAAAGGATTTGAACTCTTTTGTGGATCGAAGTTAGTAACGTATTCAATACAATTTTCCAACCCATCAGATATCATGTCCTCTTTGAACATGTAATTGACAAAGTTTGGTTTGTGTGATAGATGATCACCAATCTTTTTGAAACAGGTTCCTAAGAACTCATGAGTTTTTCTAAACTCTCTTGACTCACGTAAAAGATCTGCTTTAGTCTTCCCTTTCGCTTCAGCTTGCTTCAGAAAGTCTTTGTACTTGTTGATCTCAGCAAGGAACTCTTTGTTATTTACATAATGTTCTGGTTTTTTCTTTACCATTACTTTTTCTAATTTTACCTTTGATACAATTATATCACGTATGCAAGGACTTGACAACATACGTAAAAACTAGTACAATCTGGCTTGTCCAGGATGAAAAGAAATTAAAGCTCTTTATGATTATCTTTAATATCTAATTTAAAAATATCTTCTAGAGATTTCTTCTTTTCGGATATTGATCCTAGAAATCCCATCTTCCTGGTTACATTCTTTTCAGCTTCTGATTTGAGATCATATTGATCATCATCCTGTTGCATCTTGAATTCGTTTCTTGACTCGTTAAAGTCAGTATACATTTCGATGATGTCAATATCATCAATCTCTGTCATTGTTATGACTTTTGATAACCGAATAAAGAAAATATCTTCAGTGGTCATCTTCATCCAGGGTTCAATTTTTATCTGTGAAATGTTTCCATGAGTTGTGTAGTTTATAATGATTGGTTCCTGTAGAACAATTAGAGGATCACTTGGATCTGAATCATCAACCATTATTAAAGATACAACTTCTTCACCAGAGACTAGTTTTAAGGAACAGTAAAATTCTTTTTCTAGATCTGAATTCATTGAGATAGCGCGACGTTTATTACTTCATAGTTAAATTTTTCTTCTTTATATATTTTGATTCTTTCTACTAAATGATTAAGAGTGTAATTTCTTCTTTTGTTAAAAGTTATATCATCTGCAATGTCAAAGAGAGTGGCTTTACTTTTATTGTCACTTTTTCTAAGTACTCTTCCAATTGATTGGAGATTCCTTACTCTTGATTTTGATGGCGATGCAAATATAACATTGTGGAGATTTTTAATATTGATTCCCGTTGAGAAAGTTCCGTAAGATGCAACAATAATTGCGTCAGATTCTTGCTCCGTAATTTTACGTATCCTCTCTCTGTCCTCAGTTTCTACTCCACCATAGACAAAGAATACTTTTCTATTATCTTTGACGGAATTATTTATTAAATCAAATAATGGTTCACCATGAGTCTCTACTCTGGTAAACAACACCAAAGTATTGCCTTTTTGAACCAAAGTTAGATTTTTAATAAAGTTATTCCTTTGTGGATTATCACAAAGGTATCTTATTTCTTCTTGATAGTTATCAAATATTCTAGGTTTATGTTGCAGTCTAATAATCTTTACATCAAGATCTGATAGATGTTTATTCTTGATCAGCTCTTTTGTTTTGATCGTTGAATATGATGGACCAAACAGGCCTTCTAAAATCCATTTATGAGTTTGACTACCATCAAGTGTTCCTGTAAATCCAAATCTGTATTTGGCATCAGCAAGTTTTGTCATGATGCTGACTAGAGATTTAGATTTGAATAGGTGAGCCTCATCACCAATTACAACTTCAAATCTCTCAAAGTATTTTCTTTCAAGTTTATAGAT